AATACAACCGGCGTAGCAACAATTAGCAACAATACAACTGGGGCAAGCTCAGGTAACTATAGCTACTCTTATTCAGGCGCATTTGTACCAAGTCAAACTTACCAAGTTATTACTTCGGCTATTCAAGAATTTGTTATTGCGTTTGGTTCTAATTCATATGTACCCGGTACGCCTAACTCTACGTTTAATCCTTTATTAGTTCGTTGGTCAGACCAAGCTAATGCTTATCAATGGATTCCACAAGTAACTAACCAATCAGGCGAATTTACGTTAACTAATGGTTCTTATATTATGGGCGCCCGTGCAACACGCCAAGAGATTTTAGTATGGACTGATTCTGCTATCTATTCTATGCAGTACATTGGCGCTCCGTATGTTTGGGGCTTCCAGATTTTGATGGATAACATATCCATTATGTCGCCTAATTCCATGATTACAATTAACAACGTAACTTACTGGATGGGTAAAGACCGTTTCTATATGTATTCTGGCCGTGTTGAGGTCCTTCCTTGCGCCTTGCGTCAATACATTTTTGATGATATTAATACAGACCAAGCCTACCAAGTATTTGCTGGCGCTAATGAAGCATTTAATGAAGTATGGTGGTATTACGTAAGTAAGTCCAGTAACGGAACTAAGGTAGATAAGTACATTATTTACAACTATTTAGACCGTGTTTGGTACTATGGCACTTTAGGGCGTACTGCTTGGACGCAAACTGGCACACAGCCTTATCCTATTGCCGCTGACTATAACGGCAGGTTGTTGTACCATGAGAATGGCTGTGACGATAACTCAACAACCGCAACTTTACCTATAGACTCTTATGTACAATCCTCAGACTTTGATATTGGTGATGGCCACAACTTCGGCTTTGTTTGGAGAATATTGCCTGACGTTAATTTTAATGGTTCTACTACTAACCAGCCAGCTGTAACGATGACCGTAAAACCACGGGAAAACTCTGGTACTGCATACGGGCAAGCAGATAACCCACAAGTACAAAGCACTCAAAACTATACAGTTGCACCGCAATACACAATTCAGCAGTTTACTGGGCAGGTCTATACTCGTCTAAGAGGGCGTCAAATGGCGTTTAGAATTGAGTCTACTGGGGTAGGTGTAGCTTGGCAGCTAGGTAGCCCCCGTATTGACATTAGACCTGATGGACGTAGATAGAATAAAATGAGTATCCCAAAGTATCAAACGTATAACGGGCAGATTAGGCCAACAACATCGCCTAACTTACCTATTGCGCCTACGGATTATCAGCAAGCTTATCAGGACCAGATTAATAACGCATTACGGCTATATTTTGCCCAGTTAGATAACTATACCCAAGGCTATGCGATACCCGCTTCAGGGACTACAATTCAAAGACCTACGGCAAAGTTACAGGTTGGGCAACAGTTTTTTGATACAAGTTTAAATTCGGGGTCTGGTTTGCCTATTTGGTGGACAGGAACTAAGTGGATAAACGCTAGTGGAACGGCGGTTTAAATGCTAAAATTAGCAAAAAGTAAAGGATAGACTATGTCAGGTGGCGGCGGTGGCGGAGGCGGGGGCCTATTAAATAACCCTTTAGAATTGGCTTTAGTAGCCGGTACAGCTATTGCCGCGCCTTATGCAGCGCCCGCTTTATTTGGTGAAGGCGCTTTGATGGGCGGTTTGGGTATTGCTGGAGATAGTGCTTTAGCAGCTGGTTTGACTGGCGCAGGTATTGGTGGTTTGGGCGGAGCTGTTCTTGGATATAACCCACTTCAAACAGCTATGTATGGTGGTTTAGGTGGCGCGGCTGCTAGTGGTTTAGGTATTGGCGCTGCTGCGCCTACTGCTGGTGGAACAGCTGCCGGAACTGTTGGAACTACTGCTGGAACTACTGGCGCTGGCTCCGGTTTAACGGCTGCTGGAGCGCCTGGGATTACTGCTGGTGGCGGTGGGGTTGCTACTTACGATGCTGGTTTAGCTGCTAATACTGTTATTCCTGGTGCTGCTGGTACTGCCGGTACTACTGTTGGAACTACTGCCGGTACGGCTCTTACGCAAACACCCCCTACTTCATGGTTTGGTGGTTTAAGCCCTTTAGCAAAAGCAGGTGTTATTGGCGCTGGTGGTCTTGGGTTAAGTGCTTTGCTTAAAAACGATGCCCAGCATTACGGGATACCAACCAGCGTAACGCAACCATATACTGGTGGCAATCTTGCTAAATTCCAGTATGACCCAAATAAATACACTCCAGCTGTAGCAATACCTCCAACCCCACCTTATCAAGCTGACTATAGTGGATATGCTCGGCCGCCAGGTTACGCTGGTGGTGGTTTAATGGACCCAAATTCCGAACCAGTAGATTTTATGGGCGGCGATATGTACCCTCAAAGCCAGCAGCACACTTCTGCTTATGCTACCCCAACCCAAATGCCAGCCACAGCGCAGGCAACCGCATCTTTGTATGAACCAAAAACAAACCCATTAACGGGTGATGAAGTAGCCAATATGAATACTGGTGGTTATGGCAAAGACGCTTTGGCAGATTTAATGGGCGCGCGTGATGCAATTCAAAAGTATAAAAGCCAATATTCCCAAAGCCCTTCCGCAGTAACTTCTGCAGCTAAAAGCGGCGACTATAACGCTATGCTGGCTATGAATCAGCTACGCGGCACACCCAACGCAAACTATGCTGCTGGCGGTATGTCTAGTTTAGGAGGTTACTCAGATGGTGGACGTATGCTTAAAGGTCCTGGCGACGGTATGTCTGACAGCATCCCTGCTACTATTGCTAATAAACGACCAGCGCGGTTGGCTGATAATGAGTTTGTTGTGCCTGCGGATGTTGTCTCTCATCTTGGGAATGGTTCTTCTGACGCTGGCGCTAAAAAGTTATACGCTATGATGGACAAGGTAAGAAAGGCTAGAACTGGTAAAAAGAAACAGGCTCCAGCGATTAACTCAGATAAATACATGCCAGCATGACGCTGCTAGTAAAAGCCATACCAGTTAATTATGTAGCCCAAGCTTGGCCGTTAGTTGAAAGGTATTTGGCAGATGCAGTAGCTTGGGGCGGTGGCGACTATGATTTAGAACAAGTTAAAGTATATTTAAGCCAAGGCAGTTGGAATTTGCTAGTAGCCGTAGATGAGCAAGGAGCAGTACAAGGAGCAGCAACAGTAACGTTTTTAAATTACCCAAACGACCGAGTGGCGTTTATTACTTTTATTGGTGGAAAGCTGATATCAAACAAAGACACGTTTGGGCAACTTAAAGATTTACTAAAGGCTAACGGAGCCACTAAAATACAGGGTGCAGCAAGAGAAGCAATTGCCCGGTTGTGGAGCCGTTATGGATTTGAAGAGCGGTATAGAATTGTAGAGACAAAAATATGAGATATGGCTTAGATACGATGTTGCCTTTAGAGGCTTTTAAACCACGTTTAGGTCGTGGTTTTGGTGCGGGTGGCATGACCCTTGAAGGCGGTGGTGGTGGCTCTCCTCCCCCTCCTCCCCCAGCTGCACCTACTTCTACTAATGTACAAAACACAAACATTCCCGATTACGCACGTCCTTATGTAGAGACAATGCTTGGCGCCACTCAACAGCAGTTGTTTAATACACAGACAAATGACGACGGTTCGGTACAAATTACTGGCGTTAAACCATATGTACCATATAGCCAAAATCCATCCGATTATGTAGCTGGTTTTAGCCCAATGCAACAAGCTGCTCAACAAGAGACAGCAAATCTTCAAGTTCCCGGTCAGTATGGGGCAGCTACAGCTATGACAGGCGCCGGTGGTTTAGGTGCTTATGGTTTAGCTGGTCAAGAAGCGCAAGCCGGTAATCAGTACAACATGATGGCTACTAACCCATACGCGGTTGGTGCTTTTATGAACCCATATATTCAGCAGTCTCTTGCACCACAACTTCAATTACTCGGCCAGCAAACTGGTATTAATACTGCGGCTGAACAAGGCGCTGCAACATCTGCTGGTGCTTTTGGTGGTTCTCGTGAAGCTTTAATGAATTCGTTGCAGCAGCAACAAGGTAACTTAGCGGCTCAACAAGCTATTGGACAAGGATACAATCAAGCGTATCAACAAGCCCAACAAGCTATGCAGTTTGGATCACAACAAGGTCTTGCGGGACAACAAGCCGCTAACGCTGCATTAGGTACAGGTATTGGCGCTGCTGGACAACTTGGTTCTTTAGGCGGTCAACAGTTAGGCGCTCAGCAAAATATTATTGCAGCTCAAAGCCAAGCTGGTGGCCAACAGCAACAACAACAGCAAAATATTATTAATCAAGCAATTCAAAACTATGCTACTGCACAGCAGTACCCAGAACAGCAGTTGTCATTCATGAATGCTATGTTGCGCGGTTTACCAACACAGCAAGCTACAACTAACACTTATCAAGCCACACCAAGCACATTGAACCAAATTACAGGTTTAGGTATTGCCGGTCTAGGAGCATATAATGCGTTTGGTGGCGGAAGTGGGACATCTGGTTCTGACATGAACTTGAAAGAAAGTATTGTTGGTTTATGGACTGCTCCTAATGGATTGCGGGTTTATGAGTTTGAATATAAGCCTGAGTTTAAAGATCACCCACTTTGTGGTCACGGTAAGTTCCTTGGTTACATGGCTCAAGAAGTTGAAAAAGTTATGCCCGAAGCAGTTATTGTTATGGACAATGGCTACAAAGCTGTTAACTACGATATGGTTGGGAGGGCTGCATAATGCTCGGTATGGAACAAATGTATAAGATGGCGCTTGATCCGCGCATCTTCCCTGACTCACGTTTGCTTGCTGTTATGCAAGGTAAAGATCAGTCTCTTCCTATGGCTGTTGCCATGGCTGCTAAACAACAACGCGATAAATTAATGCAAGCGTCAGCTGGTCAACAAGCAGAACAAGGGGCTAGACAACCCACTGTTAAAGATCAGATGTTGGCTAAAGATTTACCCCCAGAGCATGCCGGGTTAGCGGCTTTACCCGCAGAAAATATGCAAGGTATGGGCAGTGAGCAAATGATGGCTGCTGGCGGTATTGTTGCGTTTGAAGATAA